ACCCCCCTATGAAATAATTCAAAAAATAAGAAATTTTAACTTCTTATTTTTCCTTACCATAATTGATAACCTTAATAAACAATTATCAGCAATAATTGACAAAAAACTTGACGGACACACTCACATATGACTCGCCTTGGTGAGTCGGGCATGTCTTTTTTTTAAGAATTCCTTAGAATTCTGTAATTCTACCTTTATTAAACCAAATTCTACGCAGTTGTATTTCTAGCGTATCAATACATTTTACACACCACCTATCCTTTGATAATTTAGTAAGTTCTGGCGGAACATTGGCAAAGCATATTACATGCGGACTATTAAATAATTTTTGACCACTTTCATATTTTGAGCTAAATACCATGCCGTTTTTTATGCTCTCAATACTTTTATATGAAATTTTATTTCCGTTATCTCTTGGGATATCAAATACAACTAAATTACATAAATCCATATCCGCCTCCATTATGCTATACATTATATCTGCCTTTTTGCCTTCGTCTATGAACACAATTTTTTTCGTAGCAGCAAGGTATTTACAAAAAGAAGATTTGCCAATGCCTCCTTCTGAGCTCCAGAACCAATGAACGTGACGGTCATCCGGTTCAGTTTTTAATAATTCTAAAATTTCAATTTGCCAATGCTTATCTGGTGTAATTAATTTTAAAGGTTTTGGAAATCCGTGTGTATACGGTTTACTACCTGGCTCAGAGGTTTCGCTTTTTTGACAATACTTTTCCGCCGCCTTAGGGTTGTTTGTTTTGGCCCATCTTATAAGATTGCCAAATGGTAAACGCAGTTCTTCCCACCTTGTTTTTTTTGAAAACCAAATGTTACCTTGTAAGTGCGGTGTTTTTGTCGTAGGACAAATTTCTTTTTGAAATACATATTTTTTTGTTTTTTCAAAATTCTTAAAAGTAGTCTCTAAAATCTCTATATGACTAGGTTTATAGTTGTTATATGTAAAAAATAACATCATAAACTGAGTAGATTGTTTGGAAGTTGAACTCTTACTATTACCAACTTCCACAATCTCTAACGTCTCTAAACTCTCTAAATTATCAATTGACATTTATAAATATACTTTAGAAAAAAGTCTTTAAGTTATTTTATTATCTAAACATATATTATAGATGCCTCCTAAAACTAAGTATCGTAAATATGCCGCTAAAAAGCGTGCAGCTCCTAGACGTAAGACCGTCACAAAACCTTCTAAAACTTTCGCAAAGAAAGTTAACACCATACTCCGTGCTAATGTTGAGAATAAACAAAACTGGTTAACATATCCACTTTCTGGATTTAACTCAGTAGCTGATACTAGCTCTGATGTATTAAATGCTCTTCCTTTTACACAACAAGGAACTGCTGAAAATCAACGTATCGGTGATGACATAAGAGCACAGAAATTGACTATACAGGGACATATGATTTCTACAATGTCACCTACTCTTTCTTACAGTAGAATTGCTGTAAGAATGCTTATTTGCCAACCAAAATTAACTACTTCTAATACTTTAGTTAACTCATCTTCAGCTCAATGGTTGCCTTACTTGTTAAGGACTGGAGGAACTAATATTGGTCTTAATGGAACTATTGAGAGCATATATGCTCCAGTAGATACAGATGTTATTACTTGTTATTATGACAAGGTATTTTACATCACACAACCTGCTGCGTATAACCCTGCTGGAACTCAACTTGCTTTCCAAGAAACTGTTCAATCTGTAAAATTTTTTAAGGTTAATCTTAAATTAAAAAATAAGTTATTGAAATATAACGGTAATTTTAGTGCTGGTAATTATCCAATTAATTATTCCCCTTCTGTTTTGTTTTCTTATGTGATGCTTGACGGAACCGCACCATTTAGTGGTCTTGATGTAACCCAATTAATGAAAATGACATTTACATCATGTCTAGAGTATGAAGATGCTTAAACTCATGAGTACCCCCCTATGAAATAATTCAAAAAATAAGAAATTTTAACTTCTTATTTTTCCTTACCATAATTGATAACCTTAATAAACAATTATCAGCAATAATTGACAAAAAACTTGACGGACACACTCACATA